GTGCGGTTTATGCTATCGGCCCCGGCTCAAACCGGACAAAACCCAAAATGACACCAGCCGAGCACTCTCGCAACTACAGAGAGCGCCAGAAATCAATCCTGAAGACATCAAGCGTCTTTAACCTAGCCGTACCAATAAGATGTTTACGCTCCCGCAGTACACCTGGGACAAAGACCGCGAACTCTGTAAAAAGTGCAAGCACTTGAGAGAAGAACCCCGCAAGCACAGCCAGTACACAAGTACTGCAATGGCTTGTGTCAAGAACCCCTATAAAGCAAGTAAGGGGATTGGGTCTTGTATAGACAACCGCACTCGAGGCCCGTGCGGTAAGGAAGGGAGGTTATTTGAAGCTGGAGAGGACAGCTCTGTAACGCTTAGTCCTGTCCTCAAGGCCAATCGTCCCACCGTTAATCCGCTTCGTCAGTCCAACGAAGTCATCAGCATCAGCTAGTGGGCCACACTTGTTCTCAACCCAGAACCAAACCGCAGAGAGAACAGCGTATTGAGGCTGTAGAAGAAGGTCAGGCTTTGAGACCAGATCAATTCCTAGCCCTTCTCCACACTTGGTGTAGTTGGTCTTCCCGGTGAGCTGTTTAAGCCCTCTGCCGCGATATTTCCACCCATCGCCAGACTCAATAGGCCCATTGCCCATACGAGCCGCATAGACCACATTGGCGATCATCTCGGGCTTTCTATGAAGCCCTAGAGCGAACTTGTTGGGTTGGTTCTTGCCGTCTTTCTTGACTGGCTTATTATTCTCAAGGATCGCAAACCGATTAGGCCAGATCGCACACAGCCCGTCAGCAGAGTAGTTCAGATTCTCTTGGAGCAGAACATACCCGGCAGACTCATGGGCGGTCTGAGCGATCCAAGCCGCGATTTGATTCTGTGAGGTGATCTCGTACCTGGCGAAAGCAGACTCAAGATGAGGAACCCAGCTCTCCGGGTTCTTGACTCCCGCAGCCTTGAGTTGCTCTATCACTTCTTGTCCTTATTGCGCGAGCCAATCGAAGAACCAAGGAGGAACTGGAACATCGAGGCCACCATCGTTCCAAGGACGAATCCCAGGATAGTGTCAGCGAATCGGATGTTGTCTTCAGGGATCGCCCCGAAAGTGATGAAGCCGATATAAGTAGCCGAGAGGATCGACCAGAACCCAATGAAGTAGTAAACGAATCTACGGACAAGAGGGTCTTCCGACTCCATCGCCTTGAGTTGCATATCCCGAGCGCCCTGCATATTCTTCAGGTCGATCTCGGCCATGAACTCCTCGTGCTTCATCGCGGCTTCTTTGAGCTTGGCGACATCGTTAGCATCCATCTGGCCTTCAGGCTTCAGCTCAATCCCTAGCTTCTGCTGGACATAATCGACGCCCTTCTCCATGACCGCATCAGCGACCTTCGGGAGTCCATTGGATATCAGCCCAGAAACGATAGAAGCAACGATTGGAAGCATTTACATCACCATCGCGTAAACCATGAGAGAGGTTCCAAGTCCACCGACCAGAACACTCACCCACAGAAGTTGAACCATTACTGCAAGAATCGCAGCAGATGAGAGAACAATGGAGAGTTGGAGCGCCATACCCGCATACGAGAACCAGGGACTCCGTGTCTTGGCGAGGTCACGCGCAGCCTCAGCAGCCCGAGCCTTCTCAGATATCTCCTCCATGTCGGCTCTTTGTTTCGCTTCCTTCTCCGAGGCTCCAGAGGTCTCATAAATAGTCGCCCTGACATTCTTGGCTTGATACCAGGCCCAGTAATTGTTCGCTTGGATTGTGTTGTTTAACACCTTGGAGGAATTAGACCCACCAAACATCCCATTAACGGCCAGAATCAGCGCAAAGATAGAAATAGTGATCGCAGCCCATTGTTTGACATACGCCTCTCTCTCAGAGCGAGACATTGTGGAGGGAAGAACTCTCAAAACCCACACTCCTTGGTTTCTTTGCAATGACCGTATCCTAGATAAGCCATGTATGCCATCGCCCCGATCATCGCAACGATCAGCACCACGCCAATCGTGGTCTCGATCATCTGAGCGATCTGTTTCTTGCGACGAGCAGCGGCTTCTTTTTCTCTCTTGGCCTCGAGCGCATCATCTCGGTTCATCTGAGCCACACGGATTTGGATGTTTTCCCAAACATCAGCATTCCCGGTGGTGAAGAACATCATCTTCAGTTCGTCCTCGAACTGCTTTTGCTGCATCAACTGGAGTTCGGCCTGGATAGCCACCCCCATGTTGGAGCCGCCCTTCTTCTTGGCCTGGGCTACAGCCTTCGTTGCCTCGTGTTTGGCATCGAAATATTTACCAAGAAGAGGCCCAAGACTGCGAACATCGTCGACAGCCTTGGACGCCTTCTTGATTAGGTTAACCGCTGAGGAGACAGCGGCTATAGCTGTGAGTGGATCGATCACAGCTTAATCACAAGATTCAGCAGCAACAGGATGATGGCCCCTGCGCTACCGATCAAGATGTGTTCTAGACGCTTCAGACGGGCATTGATCCCGGTATAGCGTTCTGCACAGACTTGTTCATGCGTCGTCAGTCGAGCTTCCACCTCGGTCACCATCATCTTTCCTCAATGACTGTTTAAGCATGGAAAGGAATGCCTCCTTCCCAACCCTCAATTGGTCTAGCTGGAACTGGCAAGAGTTCATCTTGCGATCCAAGTCAACACAATGCTCTAGAAGCATCTTCTCTTCTTGAGAGAATGTCTCCAGATCGTATTCTTGTCCATCAATCGTCACTTGGGTGGCTTTGTTGTTTCCCATCGTGTTCTCCATTTACCGCTGTCAAGGGCCAGCGGCTTGCCCATTTACCAGGGAAGCGCAGGATGCGTGATCGGCGGGTTGATCTGGTTGTTGATCTGCTGCTGCACAGCAGCCTCAGTCGCAGCCTTGTCCACGCCGTTGGCCCAGCACCATCCAAGCACCTGTTCTTGCGTTAGTTGGTCGTAGGGCGTGAATGAACCCTGCACCACAGGGAAAGAGCAAGTGCTGTAGACGCTACCGTTGTAGGTTCCGTCAGTTCCGTTGCAAGTCCAATGCGCTGTGACCACATAGTCTTGGCCTTCAGCGGTTTGAGGGATGCAGTCAAGGGCAGAGATTACCCAGTTGAAGGTCGTTGCCATGCTTATGCTCCTGCGGGGGGATTGGGGTCATACGGCTGGGGCGACGGTTGGCTCCAAGCGTAGTTGGCGATATTGAGGTAGTAAGCCTCATTCAGCACCGTGGATGCCTGCGGGTCGTTGGGCACAAGGACGCAACGCCAGTAGGTTGACGAGATGACAACGCCATCCTTCAGGACATCGGTGGTCTTGCGAACTCCGATGCAACCGTTGGGTTGGATGTCGAATTGAGAGACGTAGGTGATTTCGGTAAATGTGGACATGATTTTTCCTTTCCGTTAGTTTGCCGCCAGATAGGTCAGGCTGAAACCATAAATGATTCCAGTGCTTGCAAATGTTGGTGTGTGTGAATATGTGTTATTCGTTGGGTCTTTATAAATAATCCAAACATTTGATGTATTTGCATCCATCGCAGGTTGTAAAACGCCAGTAAAGGTTAGCGACCCAACAGACGACCCACCAAAACCGCCTGTGGAAGACCTAAAACTTGAACGACTTGCAAATGGCAGACCAGTGATTTGCACATTGCCGGACAAACCGCTATTTGCAGTCCACTCAATTTGCTCCCAAAACACATGAACCACATTGCCAATTTTTGTGTACTGCGCTCCCTTGGCGACAAGAGTTAAAGCGCCCCCGTTTAAACCAGAAACAGCAGGCGTCCAAGTTCCACGCTCATAGTCATCCAGCGTGTTGGCGTTGGACGATGCGGATTGGGTGGCGGGGAAGGTGATGCCTGCTCCGCTGGTGGTCGGGGTGGCGTTGCCGACAGAGATGCTGTTAACGCATTGGAAGCCACCGGCAGAGGGAATCCGTGCGCGTTCGGTGGGGGTAGTGTTTGCGGCGGCGGCAGTAAGGAAGCGAATATCTGCACCGCCAGTGCTGACTGCTAATTGAACCGCTGCATTACCGTATCCGGTATTTTGAAACGCAGACCATGATGCGCTTCCGCTTGAAGTGTTGTAAGAATTGGCAGAAAGAGTGGTAAGTCCCACTGATCCGTCAAAACTATTCGACAGGTATGCGGGAACTGTGGAGTACCGAACTGACAGCGCGGCAACAGTGTTGTCGTTTGCTCCAACATCCAAGTCAACAGTCGGTGAGGTTTGCTTGATACCGAGTCGAGAACTCGCATCCAGCGTCATGGCCTGCGTGAAACTGATGGCGTTTCCTGCTGTGCCGGAGGGGGCGATACGCCAGAAATGTGTGTTGTCCTCAACTGTGTAAAGCCCCGCCGCACCATTGTTCGCGTATTTCCAACCGCTTTGATATCGGGCGTTTACACCAAGGTATGAACTGCCGCTAGAGTTAGCGCCAACAAAACTTCCCGCCCGCGCAATTTCAATGGGCTTAATGGTGTCCCACGCACTCGGCGTCACCCCCAGACCGAGGTTGCCGGAGGAGTCGAGATAAACCCGTGCCGCCCCTCCGTTATAAAGCCTCAGCATATTGCTGCTGTGTTCGTAGCTAAGAGCACCTGCCGCGTTATCTGAAACATCCGCAAAGTACAGCTCTGAATATCCAGAGTCTGACGACCTAAGCCTTGCAGCAACGCTGCCAGATGTGTTTGCAACCTCCAGCTTCGCTCCCGGCGAACTCGTCCCAATGCCCAGACCTGTAGAGGTCAGGCGCATGTACTCGGTCGAATAATTGTGGTTGCCCCAGATATGGGTCGTCGAGAACAACCGCAAATCACCGGCAGACTCTTGGTTTTGAACAATGAAATTGTTGCTGCCCGCAGGCTGATAAAGCCAAGTACCGTCGGAATTGGTTGTGCCCGTGGTGCTGTTGGTGAACTTCAGGATGCCGTTGTTCGCCCCACTATAAATCTCAAGCACAGGGCTAGAGCCAACCGCAACAGGTGCGCCTCCAAGACCCAAATTCGTCCCATCAAACGTCAGCGCACTCCCCGTGGTCAGCACCTTAGACCCGTTGAGGTAGGCCACGCCGTTGGCGGTTCCTCCGTTGATCGTGACCGTCGAGGAAGTGGTCAGAGTCGTGAACGATCCCGTGTTAGGAGTCGTAGCACCGACAGTACCGTTGATGTTGATTGAGGCTGTACCAGTCAGGTTCGTGACCGTTCCAGACGAAGGAGTGCCAAGAGCGCCTCCGTTGACCACAAAAGCGCCAGAAGAGCCGACATTGATTCCCAGAGCAGTAGCCACACCAGTACCGAATGAGGTAATACCCGTACCGCCGTTGGCAACAGGCAGAGTGCCCGTGATATCTGCTGTGGAGATATCCAACAAGTCCCAGGAAGTGTTCGTTCCGTCAGTCTTGAGATACCGACCCGCATTCGAGGTCTGGGAAGGCGCTAGAGCGTTAAAAGCAGCGTTTGCCGTGGTTTGGCCCGTACCACCAGCAGAGATGCCCAGAGTCGCAAAGGAGAGCGTTCCAGAGCCGTTTGTTTGGAGGGCTTGACCAGATGATCCATCAGCACTCGGGAGCGTCCATTGGACATTAGAAGCGATGGAAGCAGGAGCGATGAAGCCGACATAGTTCGTGCCGTTGTCAGTGTCCTCGTACAGCTTCAGATCGGCTCCAGAGGAAGAAGTCCCCTTAGCAGCGAGCGTTCCCACAACCGTGATGTTGTCACCCGCAGCACCGGACTGGAAGTCCTTGAGCTGGGCCATAAGCTCACGAATGGCATCGTTGATACCACTCGGGGCACAACCCTCCGCGATGTTGATTCCATCGATGTCGGTGTTATCACCAGCGGTGGTCGAAAACTCTGAGATTTTTGCGCGTGGCATCTGATGCTCCTTGATCGTCGCAGTTTATTGCTGATTCTCTTCTTCGCGCTGACGAAGTTGATACAAGAGATTAAGCGTTCTGAAGTCTAGGGGAGGCAATTGCTGCCCGATAGCCGTGGCCCGTTGAGTAATCCTGAATTCTTCAGGCAATCGAGCCTCCAGGTCAAGCAAACCTTTTCCAACTTGTCCCGGCACTCCAGCAGCCCTGCCTGCGTAGTAAGCAGACTCACCGACAAGCCTTGGCGAAGATGCCGCAGCAAGAGCGAGAGCCTCTGGAGTTCCTGCTACCTGAAATGCTCCCAATACACCCAATGGGCCTGTGGCCTGCTGAATGCCTCGAGGAATCGGGGAGGACAAAGCCTGACCAGCAAGCGCAGGAGAAAGAGCGCGGCCACCTTGCTCCTCAAGCTCCTTCATTAGAGCAACGCGCTGCCCATAATTGGTGTTCACGTTGTTCCGCATGATCGACTGCAACTTACGAAGCGCGGTATCAGCGGAAGCCCGTTTCCCAAGAGACAGAGACTTCTCAACCTCACGAATCAGGTCAGAGGCTTCTGAATAAGCCTTCATCGTCTTATCGTAGGTCGGGGCTTGCTTTGAAATCTCACGCTTTGTGGCATCGTAGATGTTCCCGACAACGGCACGAGCGTTTTCTTGCTCAAAAGGAATCTTGTCTAACTCTGCGCCTATTTTTCGCTTCAGAGCGTCCATTCCTTCAGGGGTGTGGAACTCTGCCGGATCAAGAGCCTTCCACTCATCAACAATAGTTTTTACATCTTGTAGTTTTGAGTTTGCAAGATCGTCAGTAACTTGCCCCTTGAATGTTGTTCGCTCAAGTGCTTTCGTCACCGCATCATCAACACCGCCCAAATCAAGAACGGATTTGTCACTCTTGATTGCTGCCATTGACTTGCGATAGTCAGCTTGGCGAACATCAGAAATTGTCCTCAGATTCGCCTTTGCAGCATTCAGCACATCTTGCATATCCGCTTGACCACGGATGTTTGTGCGGAACGCTTGTGCGGCTTCTCCACCTGTTTTCCCGGCTTTGAATGCCTCTTGGACGGGTTGCATCCCAGCGCCAGTGGTCATCCCCAAAATACCAGGAAGGGCAGTTCCAAGCCCAGCAGATGTGGCCTTTACTGTTGCAGACAGCGGATCAACATAACTGGCGGTTTTGGAAAGCACATCAGCCGCTGTAGTGGTCGCTCGTCCAGCCGCAGGAGCAGCCCTGCCAACAGCAGTTCCTGTAGCACGTGTAAGTCCGGCCCCTCCAGTAAGAACCGTCGATACATCAGCCAAGAATCCAGCCGGGTCTTTGGCGATGGTTTGCTTTAGGTTCTCAGTCCCGCCATATCGGTCAGCGTAGAACTGGGCGACCTGTCGAGCCGCCGCTTGCGAGGCAGGATCAGGGCCAATCGCATCAACTACCGACTTGGGAAGGATGTTCTGAAGAGTCCCGGCAGCGACATCAAGAATAGCCTTGGTCGTTTGGACAGGGCTTGTCACCACTTGATAGATGTCCTGAGCCATCTGACCAAGAGAAGAAGGAAGATTCCTGATGGCCTGAGTAGCGACTTGAGCGCCCCTCAAGGGCTTTTGCTCAGGAACTGACGCCCGGAGCATTTGCAAGCCTTCTGTCGACACATCTTGGAGTCGACCCTCACGCAAAGCGATCAAGTCGGCTGTTGAGAGCTTAGACAAGTCCATATTAAATGCCCTCCAAACGCTTCTTCAAAAGCTCATCAATCTGTTGAACCGAAGGCATCTGGAAAGGAATTTGTCCACCAGCGACAGTCTTTGCAGGCTGTCCTAACAGAATCGCTCCCTTTAGTCCTTGAGACTGTCCAAACTGGAGATATTCATCGCGCTTTGTGTTGTAGGAGGTTGCTGCGGCGTTATACAACTGCTCGGCAACATTCCTAAAGTCAGCACGTTGCTGCTCGGTTAGTTTGGTTCCAGAGATGATCTTGTTAGCAACATCTGTAAACCGATCCAGAGCACCAGTTGCCTGCATAGCCAAGAACAATTCAGACTCTCGAACCACCGATCCAGGATCAAGCAGCTTCATGAACTTGGTTGCAGCAGTCAGGTCGCCAGCCGGTGACTTCTGATTCAGGCCAGTCGTGATCTGCTGGAATGATCCACGCATCTCGTCAAAGGCTTTGTAAACAGGCTCGGCCTTAAATGCGCCAGCCAGTTTCATTTCATTCTCAAAGCCCTTTTGTCCTTCACCGACATTGACAGTTGTTACAGGGCGATTGAGTTGCTTGAACTGCTCAAATGTTCCCTTATAACCACCCTTTACAGCGAAGTTGTATTCTTCAATTGCGCTAGGCAGCTTTTCAGGCTTCGGAATCCCTGCAACTTGCCTAAATCCTTCCGGCGTTTCCTCTAGCAGTTGCTCACCTTCTTTGAGAGTCATTCGCTTAGGAGCAAATGCGCTTTCAACTGCGGCTGTCTGCTTTAGCACTTGGCTTAGAGCACCAGGTGTTAGGCTTCCCAAGATTCCCTGAAGTCGCGCCTTATCCAACATCGGAGGAGTCACTCCAGTTGCCACGCGCTCACCACTAATCGGGTCAATCGAGAACACTTCTCGCGGCACAAATGCCTGCTGGAAGGCTTGCTGTGCCATCTGCTGCTCTTGACGGAGTTGCTGACGCTCTGCCAGTTGCTCTTGAAGCATCCGATCACGGACAGCCTTGTCATAGGCTCCCTGGTAAGCCTGCTGGCCTGCGGCTACACCCTGCGCCAGAAGTTGACCCACACCGCGACGCTGAGGACTAGGCCCAGACCCAGCAAGTAAGGATAGACCAACATTCAGGAGTCCTTGTTGTTGGGCTTGTTGCCGAAGACGAGCCGCTTCATCCTCTCCAAAAAGAGCATTAGCGTAACTCGGGCTTTGTCCAAAAAGTTGAGCAAAAAGTTCATTCATATCACCCACCCAAAAGGCCAAGGAGACCGCCGCCAATCGCGCCAACAGGCCCGAACATCTGACCACCAGCCAGAGCGCCACCAAGAGCGCCAGCAGCGCGGTTCGTATAGACAGGAGTCGTCTGCACAGAGCCTCGAGGAGCGCCATACACAGCACCGAGGTACTGGTTGAGCTGTGCCGAGGGCAGACCTTGGAGGAAGTTGAAGCGATTGATGTCTGACTGGAGCGCGGCTTGTTGATAAGCCTCTGCGGTCTGTCCTGCACCCATCAGTTGCTGAATGTCACCGTAATCAGCCGCCGCCAGAGCGGGAGCGCCACCAATCATTGCCTGCTGTCGAGCGCGTTCGGCTTCGTAGTTCTGGAAGGCCAACTGACCCGCAGTATTCGCAAGAGTCTGAGCCAACTGCCCAGAGGCGCGGTCTTGAAGCTGACCCATCGCACCCGATCCGTACCGACCAGCCCTCGAAGCCTGAGAACTGATGTTCTGCATCGCGTCATAGAACGACTGCTGTGCGGCTTGCGCGGCAGGCTGGAAAGCCCCTTGGAAGAAAGGGTTCCCACCTAGGTATTGCCCCTGAATAGTGGAGAGAGCCTGCTGTTGAGCGCTAGGAAGTAAGGGAGACCCGTAGATCGCCCGATTCTGAAGAGCGGTCAAGCCCTGCTGAGTCTGTGCGGAAGGCCCGACAAAGGTCTGCCCAGGGTAATACTGAGGCGTTTCGGTCTGGTAGAGCCGTTGGGCTTCGCTCAGGCCATATTGGACATACGGACGGACTGCGGGATCGAGTTCGTTCGTTGTCGTTTGAGTTCGAGTAGAACCACCCATTTAGACCTCCAGCGCCCACGAGCGGGGCTTAAAACCTAGTTGCTTTGCCTTGCGCGTCCAACCAGGTCGCCAAGATTCAAAAGTGAGGCTTTTTGCCCCACCGTGTTGAGCAATGTTCATGAGATGCTGCCAGCCTGCATCGAAGTATCCGACTTCGGAAAGGTACGCACACCACACATGGAGTGCATCGTTTCGGGGCTGGAGAACCATGAACCCGACTGGCCTTGCATCTAGACCAACCCAGAGCATTGATTTCCCGTTAAAACAGTCTGTATACACATCCTCGGGAATCCATCCTTCCGGGGTCTTGTGGAGAATCTTCTCCAGTCCTGGTCTGACGAATCCCCACCATTGTCTCAGATCGTTGGGAGAAATCAACCGTACTTCCATCATCCCACCAGCACATAAGCAAAGGTCTTATCGGAGGTGGAATTAGCGTAATGGCTGATAGTTGCCGATCCCTGAGTCTGCGATGAAACGTACACATTTGCGATGCTTGCCATTGACACACAGTTCGCCGTCACGATCACGCTCGGGGTTGCGGGTCTCGTTGGGCTTGTCTGAGGCGCGAGATGCTCAACCGTCACCGATGTCGAGGTGGTTGCCCACATGATCTCCACATAGTCATTCGCCGCGAGTTGAATGAAGAAATTGAGCGCCGCGATCAGGTGACCCTTTACAGAGCCGTGTTTGCTGTCCACAGAGAACTTACTATTGCTCCCGGCAACATCGGTACCGTTCTTCCGAAACCAAACATCCACATCTTGAATCTGTGAATCGTCATTGGCGAACTGAATCGAGAACTGGATGTTGTAAGTCCCGGCGTTCTTGAAGTTGATCCGAGAGGTGTTGGATACCGTTATCCCGTTGGAATAGTCGGTTGTGTTCAGCCCAATTGCGTAAGCTGTGGTGGTGGACGCCGCGCTCTGATCGGTTGTGTCCTGAAACGCCCCGAAAGGAAGCTGATCGGCATAAGCTGCCGCAGAGAACGGGAGGAGAATGATCTTCGTGTCAGGACTGATCCGCTCATCATAGAGAGTCGTGGTCAATGCTCCACCCGTGGCGAGAGTGACAGTCCCCGTGTTGTTGGACTTGCCATTCATCAACCCATTGACGACCTCTGAGATGCCTCGAGGATCAGCGCCAAACGGGGGAAGAACACGAAACATCATCGACGGCCTCTCCCTACGATGTTCACATCAACCCCGGCCATCGTTGTCCAGTTGCCAGTAGGAACAACCTTTACACGATGGTACTTGCCAGAGCTTCTCAGAGAGACTCTGTTTTCATTACTGGCGGCCACCGCCGTCGAGTAGATGATGTCATCGTCCAGCATCTCACGAGATGCCACAGCAACAGTCGCAGACCCATTGTCAATCTGAGGACGCGCCAAGGTGATGATGCTTGCGATGGAGGAAAGGTCACCAGTCTCAATGAAGGCAGACATAGGTTGGCCCTCAAAGGTGACGATCTTGGCATCTCTAATCCCGGCAAAAACCAACCTCCCACCGAGCCATTGACGAGCATCCAAAGACACGCCAAGCGCATCAATCGAGGCCGAGAACAGGTCAAGACCCTCAAGGGTCACAGCAGAGGTCGCTGCCGAAGAAATGTAAGAGGCCGCAGTCGCTCCGTAAGACCAGCGGTTGAGCTGCCAGTTGTAAACCAAGAGCGAATAGCCTGCATTGGTGTTCTGATAGCACCAGATCACCACCTTTTTAACAGGATCAATCGCGGCGCTGAATTTCGTATACGAGGGAGAGAGGTCGTTCCAAAACCACCGATCAACCTTCTCAGCCCCGATAGGTGTGACTCTTTGACCGTCACACATATAGAACCCGTCATCAGACAGGAAGAAGGTCATGTTCCCGTATTGAGCCACAGAGCCAGGCTCATAGCACCCAATCTCACGGGAGATGGTGTCGAATTGGAAGAACAACGGAGACCCGATATAGGTCATCCGAACAATCGCCTTCTCCAGCAAAACAAGTCCAAACTCTCCACCTGTTATCCCTTGGATGTCCCCACCATCAGGAATATCCTGGTAGTCGGACTGAGAGGTAGGCCCGGAAGTCCAATCTGTCTCGTCGTTGATGTCAGACCATTGGACTCGGTTCGGATAAGATGAGATGTTTGCTGCGACCACAAAGTCACGAATGACAGTCAGATACTTACAGACCGGAGCAGCCGCAGCCACATCGGCGAAAGCGGTACTGCTATTGAGGGTGAAAGACTGAATCTTTTGCGAGTTGTTCGCGGCAAGAACCACATCACCGAACTGGGTAAAGCTCCAATTCCCGCCCGTGTACCCACCAACCTTGGAAACATCATCAAGATTTCTGTTGGTTGAGTTGTATTTGAAGAGCTTGGTCGCTCCCCCGGCAAACATCGTGGAAGTGCTGCTGATCTTCCCAGAGAAGACGCGAGTCAGGTTCTCCGAAGCAGAATTAGAGTAGTCCGTCAGGCTCGGGATAGGCCCATATCCAATCTGTTGAGGATAGACGTTGTATGCGGATTGGAGCGCACCAGCGATGCCTGGTTGATCTGGCAACCACTCTCCGAATGTAATCTTAGTTTCAGGCATTTCACACCCTCACCCATGTTCCACCAGCAGCGGCAACTGGAGTCCAGTTTGACTCGGTGTCTGTAACATCAGTCCATGTGGTCTCATCGTTTGCCACCACAGACCAGGCGGTCTCTGTATCAACTACGGTAGTCCATGTATCCACAGGAATCACCACATCGCTCCATTCTTGGCCCTGCTTCGCTCCATCGCAAGTGACAGTCGCCACCCCGAGAACCGATCCAAACCCAGAGAAAGTCGCATTCGGATAGCAAGAGACCTCTGCGCTTGCCGATATTTGTGCGGCTCCATTCGCCACAATCCCGCCCAAAGCGGTCATGGTGGCGGTTGCGGTGATTTCGGCAGATGCTAGCTTTACGATCTGAGCCGAAGCAGTAACAGTCGCTGAAGCACTTACAGAAGCAACCCCGAACTGAACCCTCGTGCCATCTGCCGTGACGGTAGCTGACGCATCTATCGCAGCAGAGCCAAATTGAACCCGTGTTCCGCCTGCCGTAACACTCGCAGAAGCGGTGACAGAAGCAACCCCATCCCACCGGGTAACGCTTGTGATGTATAGCTCTGAATCAAGCGTTAGAGTCAGGTCATCCAGACTCGCCTTGAGGTTATCAAGGGAGTCAATTGACCACGGTGGGTAGAGATCGGCCATTACGAAATCGTAACCGTCAGAGAGCCAATGGCGATGCGGAACACATCACCAGTAGCGATGGTCTTGGATGCATCCAAAGCGGTGTGATATAGCAGATTCCCACCCGAGGAGGCATCCCGAAGGCCGATATAAGCCACCGTTCCCCACGAACCCGTAGCCTGCGGGAACTCCACCGCTGCCGAGTTTGACGTTGCGCCATTGGATGGAGCGGAGAAGGTCACACTCTGGCGAGCATATCCGTTGCCACTCACCTCAGTACCCGTATCCGCATCGGTAGGGTCTGTGGTGTACAGCGCCACATAGACCGTGGCCGGACTTGTATATGCCGTGTTCCGCAGAGTTGCGTTGATTAGCGCATTCTCAAGATAGTTTGAGATTTCAGACATATTTATCTCCGTGCGAGAGTCATCGTCAAGGGAACACCTGCGTATTCTCCCCGATCATCGGATGCGTTGATAGTGTCGATTGCCCTTTGATACAGCGCGGCCCAAGTGTTCAGACGCTCATCATTCATGATGTAAGGCTCTGCCTCTCCCAATGAAGCGTAAAGCAGCGCGTCTGGACAGTTCGCCAAGAACACATTTGAGGTGTTGGAGTCGCTCAGATAGGTCGGGGCTGCGTAGTACAGCATCCGCACGTTGTAAGCAGAGTCCGGGATAGGTGCGAACTGGAAATCACTCGCCAACAGGGTATATCTCTTCGGAACGCCTGTGTTTGTCGCGTCGGCATTGCGATAAAAGATATTGGGAGAGAGGTACTCCAAAGCATAGTTCGGAGTCGTGTTCAGATGAATGTCCCGCATCTCCAGAAAGTCGCTCGGGAGCGATAGCGTGGAGTCGTTAGCGGTCATCGCCGCATTGACCAGCTTGAGCATCTGACGAATCCGCAGCTCCCGGCGAAGGCGGTTCTCTGCGAATGTGATGAAGTCAGGAATCTTGCTGGTCAGATCAGACCGAGCCAGATAGTCTGCGACTGCGGTCTTGAGATCGGAATAAGTGGAGATAGCCATTAGACCCTCCCAGGACGGGTGCGGAATGCGCGGTTGTCAGGATGATTGAGCCACTCTTTGAATCGAGCCTGGTCAACCACATGGAACCCTCGCATGATGCCCTTTTTGTTGAGATCGTCAATCACCACCAAAGGAACCGAGGCGATCTTGTTCCCAAACAGATG